TACTCACCTGCCTCCAGTGCCGTGACACGCGCCTTGAGGGTGGTCATCTCTGTCTCAAGGGTTTCAATCTTGGCGATGGCTTCTTGCAATGCGCCGGTCAGCAGCGGTACCAGCCGACTTGCGTCCATCGCCTGATACATTGGGTTGTCATCATCATCAACTCCATCTTTAGTGCCGACAACTGCTTCGGGCACAACCGTCTGCGCTTCGTGGGCGAGAAAACCGTCAACCGTTGTGTCGGCGTCAGTAATGAAATTGAACCGCTTTGGTGCTAGTGCCTTCACACGGTCGATTGCACCGGTCATTTCCGCAATGTTTTCCTTTAGTCTGACATCCGAATTAGTCGCATAAGTTACTGAATTGCTGCTTGAAAAAAAGATGCCCCCGCCACTAAATGCGCCAGCGTGGTCTAAAAATCTAATTGCCGCACCTCCTTGATTATTGGCGCTGTTTTCCATAATTAGACCCTGCTCCGCAGAGCCGTCGTATTTAATGTGCATTTTAGCGCCAAGGGGAGCCGTGGTCGCGTTTATAAATAACCTCCCGCCGCTATCCAGTCGCATCCTTTCAGTATTGTTGGTCTTGAATACAATTGGGTCACTAGTCAAAGCATTAAGCTGGAACTGGTTTATGTCAGATTGTATCTGTCCAACTTGCGTTCCGTTGGCCATAAAACGCATTATCGTGCCGGATGTGCCTTCAATGTGAATATTGCGGTAGCTTGAGGTGTTGGTGATGGTGCTAGTCCCGATGCCTATGTCGCCGCTGGCGTCGATGCGAATCCGTTCAGTATCAGCAGTACCAAATATTAAAGGTACAGACCCTGTAGTCTGTAATTGACCGCCTGTACTACTATGAATAAGAACCGTTCTGCCAC